AGTTATGACCAACATTGAATCCAGTAAGATGTATTCTGGAATATGTGTCATTAGGTATATCATAACCTACATTTAAAACATCGCCGGTACCAAAAAACCATTTGTTTAATATAGCCGGATGTTTATAATCGAGTTGAGATAATATTTGTTTTTTGAATAATGCCTTGGCATTGCATTGAGAGAAAACTTCATATGCGCCTAATAGTGATGTGGAATCCGCTCCATGGAATAAGAAATAATCTCCAGATTTATTTGAAAGATATTCTAAACCGGTATCTATGCTTTGAGCCAAAGGGACGGATAAATCTAAATATTGATTTTGACTTATAAATTCATAATCATAGTCATTAGATGTAGTTAATTCGATACTATAATCACGTAATCTATCTTTATTTAAAATTAATCCACTAAAGTTTTTAGAGTCATTTGGGTCTGATAATTTAACTTTAATCATATCGTATCATAAAATTTATTCTGTTCTTCCTGCCTTCCAATATCTTTTGCATGATATAATGCATATCTTTCTTCTGCCGGCAAGCTAGCAAACTTAGTATAACCTTTTAATTGCTCATGAACTGGCTTTATCCAATATATATGTTCCGAATTTTTATATAATCGCATTTGCCAGTCTGGAAAATTGACCCATCCCCGATCATCAACTCTCCATCCCCATTTTTGAATATGCGGATCTGTAATCCCTGCAACTGTATTGACTCTAGGTATCCAATAAGCCTCGGTTTCTGGGTTCGCTTCTAATATGAACGGCAACGCCTGGATAAGGTATTCATTTGGCATTTCATCTGCATCGATTTGAAATATCCAATCTCCTTTACAATTTGCAGTCAATTTATTTTTATATTGAGCAAAGTTCTTAGCCAATGGGTGAGAATAATGACGATAATCATTATATTGAGTCTTACCATCAAACCGCTCTAGTACATCATATACTTCTGGAGTCGTTTTTCCGTTATCGGTCTGTACTATAATTTCATCATCTTTTCGCTTTTTCCATATCAAATGAGTCAATAATTTTTCTAATTCTTTATGTTCATTCCAAGCAGTAATTGCATAGCTAATCTTCATTATTTACCTCCAATACTATGGAATACAGTTCATCTAATGCAGTTTTAAAGTCATACTTACCAAATGCCTTGGCATTATCAACATCTAATCGCGATGGAAAATATTCTCCAGGTTTATTTGGTACCGGATATTTTAATTGCTCTTCTTCGGTCATATTAATGACAGATGCTATTTTCCATACAAGTTCATTATCCTTAGGTTCGCAGTATATCATGCCACCAGGTAAATTTATAAATGTAGGATACCAAATACATCCTAATTCATTATCTACATATTTCACTGTACTCATATACTCGGTAATAGTTGATTCAAATTTTGCGATATGGTCAGAATCAATTTTTAAATAATCATTAGTCGTATAACCTGATTCCATACATATACGCGATTCAATATTTGTATTTTGATCAGCCTCTATTAATACACATTTATTACCTGTAATAGGTGATATTTCATCGTAATTTAAATTCATGATTCTACCTTTTTAAGTTTTGGTAAATTTATTTTTGGCGATCCTACCTTTTTAAGTTTTGGTAAATTTAAAGACATTTGCTGAGGTACTGTTTGTAATCCAACATCTACAATCTCGCAAAATTTTTCTGACATTAAATCTAGATTAAAATTAGTCTTAACATGATGAGACTGCTTTCTAGCTTTAGTTAAATATTGCTTGTAATTAGATACACAGTCTTGTAATACACGAACTGCATAGCCATAATCAACAGTAAACCACGTTGAATCTTTCAATATAAAATTATCTATAACAGACTTATGCACTGGAGTCTGTTCACCTGGTAATAATGTACAATAATCTTTATGTAAAAAATCTAGATGACCTGACCAATTGCTAGCAATAATTGGCTTACCAGTAATACCAAATTCTAATAATGGCCGGCCAAATCCTTCTCCTTTAGTAAATGAAATCATTGCATTGATTTTTGGATGATTGTATAATGAATTCATTTCTTCATCAGTTAAGTCTCCATGCAATAGATAAATATTCGGAGCCTTATTACCATATGGCTCTATAATCTGCTGAACCTTTTTCATTATCTCATCTCGGTCAATAATCGAGAATGTTGCATGAGATGTTTTCAAAATTAACGCTGGCCTATTTTTAGGCATTTTATTTTTAAATGATTCACAAAACGTTTTGATCATCATTCCAACGTCTTTCCGATCTTGACCCATGGCGCCTTTTAACCAATGACCTGTATATAAAAAACAAAATTCATCCTTTATATCCTTTAATTCAGATAATACCGTATCATGAATTTTAGTTGTTTTATTATATACATTTAAATCCAATCCTTCAAATAAAACTTGAATAGGTTTATTCAATCGCAATTCACCAGTTTTTTGTTTTGACTGCTCATCAATTGCATCATATACAGTGTTTACAAACCCATGTTTAGAATGTTCAGATGTCACAATATTCATATCCATGCGGTTACATCCTTCGATCCATGCATGGGCGACTCTATTTGTTTCTATACCAGCTGTTATACCTATATTATATTTTCCAAGAACTTGAAATTCGTTTGGTACAGATACTTGTATAAATACATCTGGCTTCTTATTAATATTCTGTGTTGCAATTCTATCAATTATTGCTTTATGATTAGGATCATCGGCAAGTAATGCATTAGTGGGGCATGATCCCCATGGCAATGATATAATTTTGATATCATATTTATCTGCTTTAATTAAAGCTGTTACTAAATCTCTTGTATGATTTCCATAACCTGACCGAGTCGAGACTGGTCCTTGTACTACTATAAATGGTTTCATTATACTACAACTCCTGGATTTTCTATTTTCTTGTCTTGTTCTATTTTATACATGGTAAATCGCTTTCTCGGCGTCCATTTTTCTAAACATGTATTAATACAATTGGCCATTAATTTACTCATACCAGTTGCTGACATATTTGATTCATCTCCACAAACCCAATCATGGCCTACCTGACCATTGGACTCACGATCTTCCTTTTTCATATCATACCAATAATACATTGCATCTGCAACATCACGGAAATCAACTCTATCATCGAATATATAAGGAGTCATAGGCGATCCTTGTAATGACCGATTAGTTGGGAATACTGGCTTTACCCATTCACCATGCACTTTATATGTTCCATCATGGTTACTTGGGAAATGAGTATCAAATTCTATCCAATCACCTGTCGCATTTTCAAATCTACAACCGTCTTGCAATCCACCGGTCACATTATTAATAATTGGCGTGCCGGCATGTAATGATTCACACCAAGATATTCCAAAGCCTTCATTAGATGCAATATTAACAGTTACATCAGCCATGTTATAATAATAATTCAATATACGAGTATCTACTGCTTTATCACTAAAGATTATTTTATAATCTGGACATAATGCCTTTTTAACTGCAAATAAATCAGTACCGTTATCATCTCGTATCTGAGTATGCATAAACAATGCACATTTACTAGATTTTTCTTTTGGTAATTTATCACAGAATTCTTTATATGCAATGATTAAATCGCCTGGTTGTTTTCGTCTAATATTTCTATTATTCCAAAAGAATATAAAATCAACATCATTAGTTTTTTTAAATTCATTTGAAAATTTTTCAAATTCATTATATTCTTTATGTAATGATGTAATTGGAAAAAATTTATTGGCATTTACTCCATGTGGTACCCATTGTACAGCCCAATCTGGTTTTGGGAATTTCTGTAACACATTTTTTACAATGTTATTTGTTTGTTTGGAAATATTCATTAATAAATCACATGACTCATAAAATGGCTCATTCCAATGTGGATATGGAAGGTCATCCCAGATATTATAATACATAATTGGTATATGTTGCCGAACTTGATGTTCTATTTGATATAACCATCCCCAAAATCTAGGATCTGTAAAATGTAAAATAGCATCAGGCTTTTCAATATTCATTATCTGTTGTAATATATTTGAATTACCATATCCATCACAAGGGTATATTTTTAAATATGCATCTTCTACACCTGTTTCTTTACTAACGTCATTAGATAAATCTAAAACTTTACCAGATTCTGGATGTTTAATTGCTGCTCCAAGTTGGCACCAATCGTATTGATCTAATGTGCCTAATACAAATTCACGAGACATTGTACCGATTCCGGAATGCATTCGTAAATCATCAGATAATAATAATATCTTTTTCTTTTTTTGTTTGTTAGGATCTATCTTCCTAAGCTTAGGTAACTTTATTGGTTCCATTAAATTCTCCGAATAACTTTATTATAAATATACAAAAAGCGTTCTTAACCACCTTTTTATTATTGCTTTTTTAAGTTAATTATTCCATATACGTTTATTGCAATTATCACTAAACTTAATACTAAATGGCTAAAATTAGTAATGTAAAAATCATATGTAATCCAGCCAATATCGCCAATTATCCATGTTATCATAGCATAATGAAATTTGCCTCTGGCATTAAGACCAAATCCTATTAACACTAACGCTGTACTTATCCAACCTAAAATTTCTATCATACAATAATTGTTACTGGTTTATTTAATTTTTTAGTTTTTTTAATTGCACTCATCGATCCATTAGATGATTCTTGTTCGCTAATAAATGCTATCATGACATCACAATCTCGTGCAATCAACATGTTGCGATGATGAAATTGTGATACATGATATGGTTTACTATAATAATCATCTGACATAGCAGAATATAAATTTTTAGTAGTATGAGCTGGATTGAATTCCTTATATCGGATTCCAAATTCTAATGCATATTTTCTTGCAAATTTATCTGCTCCATATTTAGCACCACCAGATATTATTATTAAATCTGAACCGAACTTTTGTTTTAATTGAAATAAAGTATCCTTTATACGACGTATATTCGCATAATCTCTACTTCCAATTAACGCAACTTTCATTATTTTTTAGCGGCAGGCTGTGGTACTTCTACATCTGAGGTTGCTGGTGCCGCTGGTTGCATCATATTTTGCAACGTTGTTAAATAACCATCAGCATCTGATATTTGTTTTAACAATTTATCACATTCCGCTACAATATCCGGATGTTCACCGATACCAGCTGGGTTTGTTAAATAATTTTGTAAATTGGCAGCTGCTTCTAATTTACTAGCCATGTACTTTGCGTTTAACGCTTGAACGATTTGTTGTGTCATTTTTTTAACCTTTTATTCTATTTGACATTGGACATAGATCTTCACGATCTTTGAATTCACAATACTTGCAATTCTTTTTATTTTTACCTGCCATTGCAGGATATTCTTTATTCAAATTATAATTACCTTCGCTATCAAAACTAGATTCTACAAAACCTTTTATAGAACGAGCTAATTTATTTCTAGTTGGCTTACCACTTGCTGGCATGAATTCTGTAACACGTTTTTGAGGAAACATTGCACCATCAATTAATTTGCGTTTAAGAATCATATACTTGATATCAATCTTTTCTACATCATACCCATACTGTTCTGCAAAGTATTTTTTATATAATACTAATTGAGATGTCTTTATCTTATCAGCTTTCTGATATTTGTTCCATCCCATGGTACTAGTCTTAAGATCAATGATAGTTATTTTACCATCACGTTTATCTCGTATTACAATATCTAGATAACCTAACATCATAACATGTTTATTATCCTCATCAACAGGATGATATATTTTAACTTCAATACCTATTAATTCTTCATTCTTACGACTAAAGTATGCTCCGCGCTTTTTCTTAAACCAGTCAATAATTGCAACACCGTCATCATAAAACTCATTCATTTCAAATTTAGTAGAAAAATGATCATCCATTTTTGAAACAGCTTCTTTATATAGGTCATACATATGTTGCTTTAATAATGCATTTAAATCAATTGCATCTGCATCCTTAACTGTCTTTTCGTACATTACAGTTAAGTAATGCTGCAATGTTTCATGCATAGCAGTACCAAATATAGTATGTATACTTTGACTAAATGTACGCAATCCTTTTGCATACGCCAATTCCCAATGTTTAGGACATGTTTCATACATTCCATATTGTGAATATGATATTCTACGCTCTCCTGGTACAGGCTCTCGCGCTCCGTATTTTAAAAATTTATTCATATATTAAATATAAGAAATATTTTGCAAAGTACCAAATTATTTACCCCAAACTTTAGCAGAAACTAATTGAGCTATCACACCATATATTGATAGATCTTGAAATGTATCTGTCTCAGCCTCTCCTACCTCATCACGATGTCCTAATACAATCAATTGTTTCAGTCGTTGTATTTTATCATTCATACGGAACCATAATCCAGTTAATGATAATTTAACATCATCAGCGCTTTCTAAATTTGTACCTACAGATATATTACCAGGTCCATAATTTTTTTGCTTTTTACAAAATAATATGTACTGCTCATTTTGTATACGTTTAAATTCTTGACATGTTTCTGGATAATGTGATTCGCAATATTTAACTGCGGATTGTTCATCTACGACGTCTACTACTATTTCTGTAAAATCTACTCGAGGACGATCTTTTATTGTTTTCATTTCAATAATTTTTTTATTTCTTTATCAGTATGACCATATGTTTTAAGTAACTTAATTAAGTTATCACGACCGGATTCAGTAGGCAATAATATACCAACGAATTCTTCAGCCTCTGTTTTACCGCATTGCAGAGAATTTGCTAAAAATTTAACTAACTCAGGATTATATTTGTCCACTTTTTTTCCTTTTATGTATTTAGCAAACATACGTTGTTTAGGTAATATGTCATGATACAATTGATACACATGTTTCTTGCTTAATGGACCTATTGTGTATTGTTGAAACATATCTACAATTTCTATTAAGTCTGGATGCATAGATAGCCACCTATTAATAAGATACGGAGAGAACGATTTACGATCTGATTCAGACAACGTACTCCAAGCCGTTTTCTTATTAGTTATATTAGCTAAATGATCAAAAATTGAAGCTGGCTTCTTCATTTACATCATTGGCATTTGTGGTTGCACTGGTACTGGATTATCTTTTTTGATATCTGTCATAACACATTCCGTAGTTATCATTGTACCTGCTACAGATGCGGCCTTTTCTAAAGCAATCCTTGTTACCTTGACTGGATCTACAATACCTGCATCTACCATATCTTCTAATACCGTTTCTGTCCTAACATCATATCCAGCTGCTGCCCCTTCTGCGTTATGAGTTACAATTTGGTTCCATACCACATCGGCATTAAGACCTGCGTTTTCTAATATTGTATCAAATGGAGCTTTACATGCTTTAATTATAATGTCACGACCTAATAATTGATCATCATTTTCATATCCATATTCTGGATTTGGTGAATAACCTCTTAATACAGTTCCTCCTCCAGCTATAATACCTTCTTCAACTGCTGCCTTAGTAGCATTTAATGCATCATCTACGCGGTCTTTCTTTTCTTTCATTTCAACTTCTGAACCGGCTCCTATTTTAATAACAGCAACTCCTCCAGCAATTTTAGCTAAACGCTCTTGCATCTTTTCCGTTTCATATTCAGATTCGCAATTTTCAATCTGACCTTTAATCGATTCAACTCGTTCCATTACCGCTTCTGCATCTCCCCATCCATTTACAACAGTAGTTGCATCTTTGGTTATAATTACCTTCTCCGCAGAACCTAACATGTCCAAAGTAACTTCTTCTAATTTATGTCCTTGAGTTTCTGAAATGACAGTACCACCAGTTATTATTGCAAGGTCTTGTAACATATCTTTACGACGGTCACCAAATCCAGGAGCTTTAACTGCACATATTTTTAAACTACCTCTCATTTTATTTACCACCAATGTTGATAAAGCCTCACCTTCAACATCTTCAGCGATAATCAACATCTCTTTACCGGATTGGACTGATTGTTCTAGTATCGGGACTAGTTCCTTCATATTAGATATTTTCTTATCAACAATCAATATATGCATATCAGTAAGTATTGATTCCATTTTAGTATTATCGGTAACAAAATACGGAGATAAGTAACCTCTATCAAATTGCATTCCTTCAACAACTTCTAAGATAGTATCTGATGTCTTTCCTTCTTGCACTGTTATAACTCCATCCTGACCAACTTTATTCATAGCCTCTGCAATGATAGCTCCTATTGATGCATCGTTATTAGCTGATATTGTACCTACCTGAGCAATTTCCGCATTACCGGTTACTGGTCTAGATTCAGTTTCTAGATATTCGACTACATCTTTTACTGCAATATCAATACCTCGTTTCAATTCAATTGGATTGGCTCCATTAGCAATTTTCTTAAAGCCTTCTTTAAGTATTGCATGAGCTAATACCGTAGCCGTAGTAGTACCATCACCCGCCAAATCATTTGTTTTCTGAGCAGCCTCCTTTACCATTTGAGCTCCTGAATTTTCTACAGGATCTTCTAACTCAATTTCTTTTGCTACCGATACGCCGTCCTTTGTAATGATCGGTCCACCAAATGATTTCTGCAATACAACTGTTCGGCCTTTAGGTCCTAACGTTGATCTAACTGCTTCTGCTAATTGTTCAACACCGGACATTAATCCGTTACGTGCTTCTTCACCAAAAAGTAATTTTTTTGCCATAATATATTCTTATTTTTTTTATTTATTTAAATATAAGAAAAATATTTCGTTCTACCAAATTATTCTTCTTTATTGTTTGTAGATATTTTTGTATATCGGACTCCCAATTCTTTTATCTCGTAATGAAATCCTTGGTTGCTATTCATATTGAGTATGTCTACCATTTCATTTGCCGACCCTGATCGATCAAATTCTAATGGATGGTCATCATTATCCATCATTAATACTGGTAAAGCTTTATTTGAATTGCCATCCGGGTTTCTATGATATTTAATTATTATGAATATACGATCATTCATTATTTTAATTCATTTAACATTTTTACAATTGTAGACATGATATGCAATTCTTTATCAACTGCAAATGAATCTTGATATTGCGATTCAGCTAATATTAATATGATACTGGCTATATGACCAGTTGCGTAATTGTCTAATTCATCAAACAGGTATTTATGCAAAGCTGTAAAGTCTTTTACTTTGCTATCTGCTATCAATTGTCTAATATCTTTAAATGCTGTTTTCTTATCAGAACTAGATTTTAAAAGATCTAACAACTTGGTCATATAATTTGCTTGTATAACACTAGTCGCATCAATTTTTAGTTCATTATCTATAACCTGTCTTTGACAGCCATTTAACACCCTCCTTATATCAGGATAGCCGGCGTTTATAATAGTAACTAGGTCTTTGTTATCATATTTAACTTGTAATTCATTAAGGATTTCAACTATACGTTTAGCAACTTCCTTTTTGTTAGGAGGCGTAATACCAAATACTTGGCATCTAGATTGTATAGGATCAATAATCTTTTCAACATAATTACATGTTAGTATAAATCTAGTAGTTTTAGAAAATGTTTCCATTAGATTACGTAATGCAGCTTGGCCATTAGGAGTCATATAATCTGCCTCATCTAATATAACAATCTTCCATTTTTTAAATCCAATAGTACTTGCATAATTCTTTATCTTAGTACGCACAGTATCCACATTGTTTTCATCCGAAGCATTGATATACATGATATCAGCATCTAATCCATTTGCTATAATCTTTGCAAGCGTAGTCTTACCAGTACCTGCTTGTCCATAAAATAATAGATGTGGCACATCGCCATTTTCTAAATATAATTTAACTTTGTCTATGATATGTTCATTACCTACATATCCTTCTAATGTACCTGGACGGAACTTTTCCACCCATAATGTATTTTCTTGATTTCCAAACATACTTATTTAATTACCTGTTGAACCATAGCCGCCTTTACCTCTTGAACTATCGGCTAATTCATTAGCTTCTTCTAATTCAATTTCTGGGTAAGGCATTATTACCAATTGACCGATACGGTCTCCGTCATCATATCGTTTTACATTTGCAAAATATTCATCACGATCGAATTTATATCTAAATGTTATTTCACCTCTAAACCCTGAATCCATTACTCCTACACAATTTGCTAAACTAATGTCTTTTTTAGAAACTGATGATCTAGGAAATAACAATCCTACATATCCTTTTGGCAATTCAAATGCCAGCCCGGTATGATATTCTATAAAATTATGCTCCGTATTAATCTTATGAGCAATAGTAGTTATATCCATTCCAGCATCTCCAGGCTTTGCATAACTAGGAGTAACTGCCGTATCGACTAATTTTTTAAATTTTACTTTCATATTAAGCTGTTTGTAATTGTACTAAATAATATGTGGACGTATATGTCTTACCAACAAATGATACTCTAGCTAGACCGGCTTGAGATACTTCAATATAACCTTCATCTGCATCTTTATTAGCAGATAAAATTTCTTTGAATAGATTAGCTGAAAAACAAGTTGCGTTCAATGTTTCTGACTTTTCTGGAACGATTGGCCATGTAATTCTATTGGTATTAAGAGTTGAATAATTCAATATCATCTTAGTACCAGAATTATTACTTTCTACCGCAAAGTTTTCAGTTTCAGGCAACGCGTTCTTTGATTTAATAAACTTATCTGCAAAGTCTTTTGTCAATTTAATTTTAACACCAAAATCAGGAAGGCCTTTCATTTGAGGGACTTGTCTAATAACTGACAAATCAGCTAACATAAAGGTTACATTGGTCGTCTTATCAGCAACATTGATTGAAAATGCAGCATCATCTGCTTTATTAACTTTAACATCAATATTCTCATCTAATGCAGTTAACAGTTTTGTTAATTGAGAAGTTGTATATACTCCTAATGTACCATCTTCTACTTCAAAATCGTTCATTGATACTGAACCAACAACGTTCTGATCATCTGTAATAAACTCACATGACAATGTTTTGTCTTTAACATTTAAACCTACTGAATTAGCACTTCCTGCTAAATAATACTTGTCAATAAAACTAGTTAATTTTCTCTTTTCCATTTGTTCTCTTTTATTCGAAGAATTGATTAAACACTTCATTATTTACTAAATCTCTTGTACTACCACCAAACCTATCATATAACTGTCTATTCTTGTTATAGATATGTATAGCCTTATCTGGATCCTTAAACATCTCTTCCATGCTCATTAACACTGAATAGAAGTCTCTTGGAACTACTGTTTGTAACAATTCATTATGACATTTCACAATTTCTTCTACTTGCTTAACTGTATCATTAAATACAAATAAATTGTTCAATGTCATTTTCATTGTAACATCGCCTTTATAATTCGATACATCACCAAACGTAAATCCTTCTGATACTGGATGACCTAATGGATTAGGAACTAAATCATCTGCATTGTAAGGTAAATTTTCTCCTTTTGGAAAATATAAATCCGTAAAGGTCATTTTACTCAATTGAGGTGAATGCAGATATGTTCCATATACAGGATATAAACCTGGCGATGATGAATCTGTAGATACTTGTATTCTACCTCCATGATATTTGTTTACCATCTTTTGAAGGAAACTCAACATAAAGAAATCAGATATCTTTGATATACCTAATACGTGTATAAACTGATTACGAACCTTTTCAAATTCTCTATTTTTAATCATAGGAACTAAGGCAGACATAAACATGGTAACGCGCTTTTGAGCACCTCCAATACACCAACCATTGAATTCAAAGTCTTTCATCTTTTGATACCAAGCCTCATATTCTTCAACATTGTTACCTTGAATAACATTTAAGAATTTACATTTACCAGTCTGGTTATCTGCGAAATATGTAAAGTTATCATAACTAATGTCCATACATTCGTAAAACTTTCCATCATACTTCGCACGCGGCGGGATATCTAAGTTAACACCTAAGTCGCAATTAGCTTCTAACCAATCAAATATAGTCTTCTTAAACGCAGGATCCCATTTAATGGCACCAGTAGCTAACTGGAATCCTCCTGAATCTCCTAATACTAATACATCATCATCTAATCCATATCTATCTCTGGCATCCATCCATTTGTAATGGTGGCCGGCCGTAATTAGGAAATATGGATGTCTCCATGGTTCTGGAAATTCTTTATCATAAAATCTGCATGTAAGTCCAGGCTTAACTTCTTTGTTTTTCTTGAAGTCTCCTGCACATCCTCCTGCAGATAATGACGGGTAATAAATCAAATCTTTCATTAAAATAATTCCATTTGAGTTGTTCGTTCTTTTATTTTATTATCAAAATCTTGATATAATAATTCTTGACAATATTCTTTTTCATGCCATATATTAAGTTCTTTATCATAGTCATTTGCTATAATATATCCTTCCATTCTTCTACCTAGGTCAGATGTATTACCAATATCAAAATGTGTCCTAGGATCATTGATAGCATCCCATATGGTATCTACTGCGGACTGCACATCAAATGGTTTATATAATCTGTCATGATCGATAAATTCTGGGAAACTTCTAAAATCTGGAAATACTATATCAGCACCAAATGTAGTCGATTCAATTACTGTCCATGATACATAATCTTGTAATGATGAATTAAATTGCACTTTACATGTAGCTAACTCGGTATAATATTCTTGTTTAGTTAAACCGGATAGCAATTTGAATCTAGGCTGCTCATGAGCTAATTCATTCATTGCATCTAAGACTCCAGGTAACATGCTTCTAAACGATTTACCAGAAGTGGTAACATGCCACTCATAATCTGGATTTTCATTTAAAAATTGTTCAGCTACTCTCATCATAAAGAAAGGATTCTTTTCTTTATCTAACCGGGATGAATATACAATTACATTTTTCTTATCAAGCTCTGCAGATCCTTCTAATACATCATGAGTAGCTTCTAAATGTATTGGCAATGATACAACATGTATAGGAGCTTCAAATCCTGCTTCACGAAGTTGTTCTTTATGAATTGTACTTCCTACAAATATACCAGTCAATCGTTTATCCAATCCTAATTCATAAGGACGCATCCAATTACGCATTGGATATGTGAAATCATATTCATCAACTGATTGCGCATGACACATTGTATACACTTTCACATCCTTATAGCCATATAGGTCTAATGCATACCATATGGCTTCAATTCCTGGTGTCCAATAGTCTTGCAAGAATATTATATCACCATCCTGTACTTTGTCATTATACAGTAGGTTTAAGAAGTTTTGACATTGAGATAAACAATATTTACCTCTACCAATTGCATCTAATACCGCACCTACCTTAATTTCACAATCCGGATCAAACTCTCCTTCAATATCTACAAAATTAAGATCTGGATATTCTGCAAAAGTCTTTGGCATCCATTCTTTACATAACTGATATGTATACCTAGCCTTTAAAGGTTCAAGGCCAAAATAAAATAAATTTCTTTTCATATTACTCTTTTGTTCTATCAAATTTATAATCATCTGGATTAATTTCCATCATATTGCATTTTGTAATCTGATGTACTCTATACCATCCAGCGTCAATCGATAATGTATCTGTATTCTTTAGCTTTGCTAAATTCTCATCTTGAATTCTATATATCACATGAACTCTGTTAAAGATAGACATTGGAATTTTATCCATTGTACCTTTATTAGCTTCTATTGTTACATATTGATTAGTAGTCAATATCATATGGATATCATCCCAATTCTCATGTACACAACACATTTCAATATATTCAATTGTAAAATAAACATGAGGATATTCTTTGTAATTTTTAGGTAATTGACCTCTAACAAAAACCGTTTCGATATCAGACAACCTGCCTTCTACCTCTTTACCATACCAGTAACTTTTTCCGTACATATCTTTTTATTTTTTATTAATATAAGAAAGTTTTTGCAAACAACCAAATGTTTTTAATTAAATGTTATTTACTTTTTTTACTATTTAAATTATGAACATCTGCCCATACTTTATCAAATCTTCTATCTATAGAAGAAGTTAATCCATCTAAACTTCCGAAGAAATCTCTAGATGAATTTTCAAGAGCCATATCACTATTCTCTTGATGTGCTTTCAACTCATTAACCTGTCTGGCCAACCTTATCACTCTTGAAACTGCAAACGATAACGCTCCAACCCCAATGGTACTTAAAACTGTAATTAATGTTTCCATAATATTCCTTTTTTTGAATATTTAGCCGAATGCAAAAAACTTTCCTAAATTATTATTTTCTGGGATCAATCCCCAATTCATAGCACTATAAAAATCGTTTAACTTATTTGCAAATGCTGATTTAAATACTTTATCATAATCTATATGGCCTTGTACAAAGTCTGCAATTACTTTTGGATCATCATATCCTTTTAATGCTATAGTATCTAATCCCATTGAATTATTTTTAAGGTATGTCCATTTAATCTTTTCTCCATTTATAATGCCACGTATAGTTTTAATTTTATGATGCTTTAACATGTCATTATAATTTAGCGCAGACTTAACATGGACCGGAGTACCTTTCATACGGACCGCAAATGGCTTATCACCTTTACGTATATATTTTTTAACATTTTTAACTCCAATTGGGAACATGACATCTATCAGTTCCAATGTCTTCATATGTTCTTTAAAATCTAATATCTTCTGATCCAATTCTGGTTTATCAATGTCATTTAACATGTCCTCTAATACCTCTGCCATGAACTTTCTAAATGAAGGTGGAAAGGATGATCGTACCACATCCAAACCTTTCACGTCTAGTTTTGATACAGTATGGCCTTCCACATTAATTATCCATTGAGCATAACGCTTCTTAGCAATCCATAATCCTGCTTTAGCCACATTTTCTTTCTTGATATCAAATCTATGAGTATCAACATTATGAAATTTCTTACCATATATATCATATGATTTATTCATAAAGCCTTGAACTTCGTCCGCTATTTCAATTGTCTTATCAGACATAAACTTCTCATCTGTAATATCATAATCAGGATACCGTTTTTCTATTAATGGTAATGATGAAAAGAATACAGAATCTGTATCAATGTATATATTATAATCTTTCTTTTTTCCTAACTCTTTAAAGTAAAACTGGTTACCAATATCGGCAGTGAACTTAATTAATTGCTGACCAGTACTTGTAATTGCAATTGCATTATCTGGATCAAAGAACCGGAAGCTAGGGTTACCTAGTACTCCGTAGAATGAGTTAAGAAGAATCTTAGTCACTAACTGCATCCTATCAAAATATTCTGCTTTAGCTTCATCTCCTTCCTTTTCATACTTCTTTCTTAAGTTTTTATATTCAACACGCTCATTAAACCATTTATCCAGGATAGATGGCAGGAATCCTTTTATCTGAGTATCATATACGACTCCATTTGCTGCTATTGAATATTTATTTGATTCTAGATATTTTCTTAAGTCTTGAGATGTTTCCCAACCGTTCCATTCATCTGAATAATGAGTCCCGGTATTCTTAACATATGCCTTAGGATCAAATTTTTCTAACTTAGTTACTTTGGTTTCTGGTGATATATTAAGTGTCATGATGATACTAGGATATAATGATGTTAAATCAAGGTCATATACCCATTTATAACGACCAGCATTTGGTGGCTTGACATATGCTCCTAATAAATTTAATTCTTCATTAGACCTAGGCGGACGGCTAGGAGATACAATGTTCATACGCTTCATATATGTTAATGCAGCACCATCTAAGTATCTAGTTGGAAATAAGAAGTCTTCGTAAGGAACATGCCCTTTATGACATATACCACGAGCCAAATCAATCAGCTTCATTTTTTGATCAATTTCCCAAACCAGATCCACATCATTCATGTTATAATCAATATAACCTTGAATATCATTACGCATGAGGTCATCTAATGTACCTTCATACTTCATTTTACCTTTACCTAATTCTTTCTGAGATATAGCTTCCAATGAATAACTTGACTCTTGAGAATATGTAAAGTTCTTATATAATGCCATATAATCTAAACATGATACTCCGGATATACGATATCTGTTTCTATGTTTTAACCAAATGACATCTTTGATAGGAGATAATGATCTAGCCTGTTCTTCGCCTAATATTTGTACCATACGATTATAAAGATATGGTATATCAAAGAAATCAATATTCCATCCGGTTATAATGGTAGGCTGTATCTCATAATATTTGTATAAGAATTTTTGTAATAAAGTATGCTCATTATTACATGATACTACTTCATATCCTGGTTTAGATACGTTTTCAACTACATTATCTTTATCTAATATCCATACATGTCTTTGATCACCTGCTTCGTCATATATTGCAATGGAAGTAACTTCATTTTGAGCTTCTTCCGGAGTAGGAAATCCAGATGCGATATCTACCTCAATATCAATAAACAATGTTCTATGGCCTACCGATACTTCGTCCGAATCTGTATATGTATCGATTAAAGTACGCATTTCCGGATTGATATCTGCTTCGTATAATCCACGTTCTTCGCGATCAGGATTTTCTACACGTTGTACAGTTTGGCCATCTAATGCCACCATATTTCCATACGTAGCTTTACGATAAGCATATGGCTTGTAATTAATAGTGAAATGACCATTCTTATCATCCCAGATATGTACTTTATTAGTACGTTTATGATATGCAACTGCTTGATACATTAGTTAATCTTATATATGTTTCTATAATTTCTTTTCAATGAATTATCATCTAATCCATAACCTACTACCCATTCCTTATCAATTTCAAAACAATAATGATCTACTGGTGGACTATCTTCTTTACGTTTAAGTAATGTAACTACTTTAACTTCATCAGGCGTCATATCATCAACTCGTCTTAATATCTCCATCATAGTTGCTCCGGTATCTACTATATCATCAATGATATAAACACGTTTACCTTTACAATGAATTTCCAAATCTTTGGTAATCTTAACCCCTCCGGAGTTGTCTTGACCTTCATATGACTTGGCTCGAACAAAATCCATTTGTACATCAATACCCATATCTTTCATTAGGTCTGCAAAAAATGCATAACCACCATTTAATACACAAATCATCACTGGTGGATATGAATTACCAGAAGCTTTATGCTCTTCTGATATTGCATGAGCTAAAGCTCTTACACGCCGTTCTATTTTATATTCTGGTATTAAAATTTCCATTAATATCCTTTAGCAAATTCGTAATATTCATTTCTAGTCGCTGCATCATCTTTAAATGCACCAGTTAATTTACTAGTTTTCATACTAGCACCGCCATGCTTCACTCCACGACATTGCACACAATTATGAGTAGCTTCTATCATTACTGCTACACCATTATTATCAGCAATAATCTGCGTTATTGCATTATGTATTGCAACTGTTAATTGCTCTTGTATCGCACCTCTTCGAGCAAAATGTTCCACCAGCCTATTCAATTTGGAAAGACCAATTACTTTGCTATCTTTACCTGGAATATATGCAACATGGACTTTACCCATTATAGTTTGATGGTGATGTGAACACATAGACGTTAAAGGAATGCCACCTTCGAATACTATGCCATCATATCCATCACTAGGAAATGCTGTTATCGATGGTGGAGCCTCATACCTACCTGCCCATAAGTCATTAACATATGCCTTTGCTACACGCGTTGGTGTATTATCCGAATTTGGATCATTACGCCAATCACATTGCAATGCATCCAAAAAATCTCCAAAGGCAAAAGCCGCAGTTTGAATCATTATCTGTTTTTCACTCTCTGTCAAGGGCCGGGTTTTTGCTACACCGTTTGCAAAACCTGCCTTTACTAGTTCTAAATTTACCGAGTCTTTCATTTAAACCTCTTTTATTGATACCATTACTATTTCTGATTCTCTGAGAAGTACATATGTATCTTCTTCTAATTTGATTTGATTATGTGGCTTAGCAGATTGATTAGTTACCATGACCGTATCACCTACTGTCACTGTAATTGGAATGCGGTCACCCGTTTGTGTAAATAATCCAGGTCCTACAGCTATCACATCTGCTTTAACATGATTTGTAGTATTACTAGTTAAAATAATACCTGCTTTGGTCGTTTCTTGACCTTCATGAGTTTTCAGGAGTACAAAATCTCCCATTGGTTTCATTTTCATATAATTTCCTTTTAGACTGCTCTTTCTGTATCAAATGCTATGATATGATCTCTACCTGTCATGTTATAACCATGTTCGGCACATAATTCAAATACCATCGGATACATTTTAATTAATTGTTCTCGCGTATCACCCGCCGGCATAATATATGTTTTATTTTTCGGAATGCCTAATTCTATACGATATTCTTCAATTTCTTTAAGGCCATCCGTAGTACCATCCCACACAGGCTTGTAATGATAATCGTCATGGAATAATATCATTTGACGTATTGCATCTGTATTTAAACGTTTCCTATTATGGACGTCTATAAATTTTTGGTCAACAACTTGACCACCAGGAGTAACAGCCCCAATAACAGGAATGGAATTAGAGAACTTAGGACTAAGGCTAATAAGATCAATAGGATAATCGGTTTCAATAAAATGAGATCCTTCAGTTTCGATAGTAATAATAATGCCTCTTTCATGCGCAAAATGTGTTAACTCGTTTACTAATGCTGGCTGCATTGTCGGAGATCCACCAGTTAACATCATTTCTTTTACATGAGGATTATCATCATATATTTTAACAATATCATTAAATGAATACTTACCTTTTTCTGGATGTATAGATGAATACCATGAATCGCACCAACCTCCTTCACCAAAATAACATCGATGAGTACAACCAGTTACTCGTATCGCAATAGTTGGTCTACCAAATCGACTTCCTTCAGATTGCACACATCTGTACAATTCATTGATAGGGAGTACCTTATCATAATCTTTTATTCGTTTATTCATAACTTATTCCGTATATATTGCTGTATTTTTACCGTGTTCCATAAATTCTACTTGAACTATTTTTACACGACTATTAGTTTCTTCTGTTACAAATTTATTTAATTTATGAAATATAAATTCTGCGAATTTTTCTGCACCTGTAGCTTTTACATGCCTTAATTGAATAACACCTCTTCTATGTAAATTTTCAAACTTCATCAATTCAGGATCATCTTCTGCTACAATTACAGTATGGTCAAACATATAATCCATCCATGCTTTTGGTTGCATACCATCTATTAATGTTTTGGCTCGTTTCATGCCACCAAAATCCCAAACCCAGTTACGTTCATCTAGATCACCTTCAAAAGTAACTCGGAATGATACTCCATATCCATGTAAAAATCTACAATGAGTAGTTTCTGCTTTCCATTGTCTAAAACAGCAACTAAATCCATCAAATAATTTTGTTGATTGATATTTACTCATACTATTCCTTTGAATATGTCCATGCCATCCAATACTTTTTACCATGTAATAAATGAGATGCTGTTTTAGCAATATGACCTGCAAAATCAGCCATATAATTTAATAATTCCGTTTCACTTGTAAACATAGTAAAGTTATCCGCATATGGATAATAATCTGTAAATACAAGGCCACTGAATTTTACCGATCGATCATTAACTGTTTCAAATGCCATTGTTCGTAAATACTCTTGATCATAGTAAGCTAATTTACGATAATCAAATGTCATTTCGACATCTTTAAATTTAAAATTTTCCATGTAACTAATTGTTTTTTAAATATTCTTCTTTTGGAACTCGAGTATCAGTTTCATGGTCGGTTACCATTCCATCAATAACTGATATTTCATTCATTATTAAATCGCTTTGATAATTACATTCCTCATCTGTAATTAAACCTTCTGCATAACCGTTAATTAATTCTAGCACTTGTTCTTCTTTTGACATATCTCTTACTTTTTAATTTATATAAATATAAGAAATATATTTGACTCTACCAAATCTTTTTACTGCTTTTTCCAGATGAATTCTCTATAATATAAGGTTCGAATCCAATCATGTGATTTCACAACTTCCTCCGGCACATGCCAATTCACCTTTCAAATCAGTTTCATCTTCAGTTTCAATTATTTCTGTTAAATCTATAGATGTCAACGATCCCATAAGACGTTCATATTCTTCTTTTGTGATATCTTCAAATGGTGCCTGAGTATATGTTCCTCCGTTATAAGGTAATACTGATAATCCGTTATAAGACTCTTTATTATCCCACATCCATTCTCCGGCTGCATCCCATTCATGGTCTCGTAATGATATTGTAGCTGATACGTTATGGGTGTTATTACCAGATCTATGCCCGGGCTTAATCCATTCTTGTGCTACCTTTTTAACTCTTTCTAGTAATTGGAATGGAGATTCAGTTCTCATTATTGCGCCATCTGGAGCTTTTTGTGGTACAGAAATAACTGCGGTATCATGAGGTCTAAAATATTCATCTTCTACCAATTCTGGGTGGTGTTCCATTAAATGTTTATAAATAGATTCATTCTTACCAACACGGATTCGTCTGATATAATAATCGTTGTGCCATGCATGAATACCTGATGATGTTCCTAATGTTAACGAAGTTGTTCCGGCCGGTTTAACGGTAGTCGTTCTAGCTGATTTGTTTATTCCGATTAACTCTGCTACTCTTGCATTTTCTGTTTTTACAATTTTAGCCGCAGATTTCATATCATAACCTAATACCATACCAGATCCTATACCGGTCATTGATACACCAATTAAAGCATCCTTTTCTGTTGTTCTTTGCCATACTGGTCTTAAATAATGAAAATCAGTATATCCGGCTTGGAGTGTTCCTATAAACGATGCTACCTTTACTCTAGCTTCAAAATCTTCTTGAGATTCAATATTAGATACATTTACTTCACATAAGTTACAGAATTGATATGGACGTAATGCAATTTCACAACACGGATTAGTTCCCCAATCTTTGTCATTTGATAGATATATTCCAGGCTCACCAGCTCCGGACAATTCTACACGTTTCCATAAATCTGTGAAGAATTCTTTGGTAATTTTGTGTCGCATTAATACAGCTGAATTATTTGCTCTACCTCTCTGAGGATTCAATTCCCACCAATTGCCTGATTTACATGATATCATTTCTTCATCATGAGCACTGAACAAACTAATTAATGCGGCTCTACGAATACCACCCGCTAATACTGCATCTGCAATATGGCATACAATATCATGCGTTTCTAATGTTGATAATTTATCACCATCAGATTTTTCTTTTAACAATCCTTCAATTTTTACTAAACATTCTTTGAGGGGTTGAGGGCCTGGTGCTTTTCCACCTGAAGTGACTAGCCTCGCGCCTTTTGCTCTAATATCTGAATAATCAAATTTTAAATGAGAGCCGCCAGTAAAATAATTTTTCATCAATGCTTTAACTGCATCTGCCCATCCTTCAATTGAATCTGCAATTAAAAATCTTCTAGCTCTTTTATAATTAGGTTTTCTAATTTCTGGTAAATTATCAACATGGTGTTGCTGTACTGAATATCCTACACCTGTCCCGCCTAATAATAGAAACATTGATTCTGAAAAGGCTCTCCAGTCATCAATAGGAACATATGCACAATTATAAACTCTATTCGGAGATATTTCAATTGGCTTGCCAGCGAATTGCATTGACCTCATTGACGGAAGTACTTTTTTATCATATACCATTTTATATGCATCATTAATTTCTTTAACGAGTGTAGGATATTTCTTAAGATGCATTGCTTTATTACGCGATACTAATTCATCCCATGTTTCACGTCGTTCTAAATCTGGCACATATTTAGCATATTTCATATATACTGTAATATCTGATAAAATTTTGTTTGATACTTCCATATTTTCCTTATAATTATTTCTTTAGTGTAAAAATGTAGTCTTTAAAGACTACTTATTCTACGTTTTCTCATATAAATATACCAGTCGCTGCATTAGCTAGCCGGATTTTGATTACTTTTTTTAAACTTTTATTCAAAACCAGTATTTTGGGTTTCATTGTATTTTCTGGCTAGCATTTGCCTTGCTAATTCATTACCATTATCCATTGCCTTTTGAGTATCTTTTCCTTGTATAGATGTATCTGTATATATATCAAATTGGCCATTTGATGTATTCATCTTACTAGGTAATGTTATACCATCTGGTCCAAATCTATTTTTAATGACATGCCAACGACCAGTTCCTGCTAATTTATCCTGAACTTTTCTAGATAATGATAATATGAAATCTGCAACCATTACCTTACCATATGATTCAGAAACTTTACTAGCATCAATTACATCTTCTTCTAAGGCTGATCTATTTGCTTGAGATGCTGTCCATACTGGAATTTCATATTCTCCTGCCATACCTCTCAAATCTTCATATATACCTTCCAACTCATGTCGTTTTTCTTGGCCATGGCCTCTCAACAAATCTGCATAATCAACAATGACCATATCTGGTTTCTTATCCTGCATTATACATTTTTCAATATGAGAACGTATACCCATTACAGATACAGATTTTGTAGGATAATGTTTAATAATTAATTCACCATCTATTTTAGATAACTGCTCTTTAACTTCATCCATATAATGTTTCAAGTTTTGTTGAGCTATACCTGTTATAACAGAATCATACCGCAATCCTACATATGCCTCATTTAATTCTAATGTATAATGTACAACCGTCTTTCCTTTCTTAACTAAATTAGCACCTACATTCATTAATGCCCAAGACTTACCAATACCAGCTGGTGCTACCATAACTCCTAGTTCACCTTTACCTATACCACCATCTGTTAATTCGTTAATTACTTCCCATGGGGTTTCTTGTACATGGCGCACTGCTTCGCTATAACGCTCTTCAATATTAGTCATATATTCATGACCAATATCCTTATCTCCTCCGGATTTTAATGCATCATCTACCGCGGCCTTTATTTCTTCATACTTACCATGTTTAAGCAATTCTACCGATGATAAAATTGCTTTTTTAATTTCTTGGTTTTTACAAAAATCTAAAGCTTGGTCTTTGATATATTCTAAATCTGGCGCATCGGTATATCGCCATGCATCCTTAAGATGTTGAATTACTGAAGTTTTGAGCACTTCTTGATCCAAATCTTCCATCTTCACTTTCATTACTTCTAATGTAGGCGAAGATTTATATTCTTTATGGTATTCAAGGATTATGTCGACTATCCAGTTATTGGCTTCTGATTCAAAATATTTTGGAACCATTATATCTGATATCTGCTGTAAGAAGCTTTTATCAGTTAATAAAGCAGTTATAACTTTTATCTGAAAGGCATATCCGTATGAACTTAATCTATCTGTCATACTTAATTATAATAAATTTTTTTCAATAATCAAAGAGAAGTGTAAGCATTTAATGCATTGAATGAAGTATGTAACCAGGAATCTAAATCCTTTATTACTGTATACATTTTATCTGCCATAAACATTTTTTTGAACTCATATGTATTTGTGCGATCAACTTTACCTTTAACTTTATCTAGAGTTAACATTTTTGCACCACCGTGTATATCAACTTCTTTCAATTGCATAAGGTCATAATTTAGTTGTAAAGTTTCTTTATTCTGTAATACAGTTTCATGAACTTTATATTTCTTATCAACATTATCTGCATATTCGACTATTTCATCAACTGTTATCTCTCTATCTTCACATATTATAGGAAAATGTTTAATCAAACTTTTTGGACCTACACCTTTAATGCCGGGGATATTATCTGATTTATCACCAATAAACGTTCTGTACAACAAGTAATTTTCAGGACTAAATCCAAATTCTTCTTTCATTAGACTTGGAGTATATAACTTCTTTTTTATAGGACTCCATACTGAAATACGATCGTTTACTAATTGTAAAAAATCTCTATCCGTTGATACAATAGTTGCTCGGTTTTCTTTTTCTGTGTATAACTCATTGGCAATATATGCCATTATATCATCTGCCTCGACGTTATCAACCGATAATGTAGTAATTGGTAAACAATTAAGATATTGTGCCAATCGACCAAATTGTTTTTTCATCGACATTGATTCATCTTCTAATGAAGCAAATTCCTGATATCTATTAAATGCTGTTTTATTTGCGCGGTTGGCTTTATAATTTGGATAAATTGCTTTTCGCCGTTTAGATCCGCCTTTACCATCAAATACAATTACACATCTAGTAGGTTTTAACTGACGGATATTGGCAGCAACAGACCTTAAAAAGCCTGTTACCCCTCCAATATGTTGTCCATCATCATTTAGAGCCGGAACGGCTGAAAACACTCTAATGAATGTATTCAACCCGTCAATAATTAAAAGATGGCTGTCTTTACTTGACTCCGTTCCTTGCTCACGATCCTTTTCCATTTCTCGTAGTATGTTAAGATATTTAGAATCCATTAGCTTTCTTCGTTAACAAATTCTTCTGATATCGTAACATCATCTATTCCAAAATCTTCGCCTGGTTTATATTTAAGTATATACGCATCACAAATTTGAGTATATATTTCATCCTTAAGGCCATCAAGTTCATCTAACTTCTTTTCAAAATCTTTTGATAAAAATTTAACTTCAGAACCATCTGGTCTAGTAAATGTATACCATGCACCTGCTGTTGCCACTAACTTAAATTGCTTCATAATGTTAAGCCATCCACCGTAATTATCAATACCTGATTCAAAATAGATATCATAATCAACGGTTTTTAATGGCGGTCCCATTCTGTTTTTAACCACTTGGCATCTAGTCTTGATTCCGATGGCCTGATCGACCCCGTCTTTCTTAACTTTGATTTGACCAACCGATTTTAATCGTAACCGTACCGAGGCATGGAATGGAATAGCTTTACCACCAGAGGTAGTATAAGGATCGCCAAATGCTACTCCCAATCTAGTTCTTAATTGATTTGTAAATATTAAACAAATCTTTTCGCGACCTATCATGTTAGTAAGCTTTCGCATACCTTTTGATAATATAATGGCTTTACTAGTTGCATAACCATCTTTATCAAATTCCTTTGCCATTTCAATTTTTGTAGAAGCGCCCATTACAGAATCTACTACAATTGTAACTAAACGATCTTTATTAGATTCTCGTATTTTTACAACTATACTTTCAATTGCTTCAAAAATATCTTCAATAGTTTCCAATGGAACATATAACATCTTTTCGAGATCAAGTCCAATTGCTTCTAGAAACTCTCTACTAATTGCATTTTCAGTATCTATATAAACCGCTAAGCCGCCTTCTTTTTGACAATTTGCCAATGCATGTGCTGCTAATAGTGATTTACCAGATGCTTCTAATCCTGTAATTTCTGATATTCTTCCTACTGGAAAACCACCACCTTTACGATTTGAAATTGCAAGATCGAGCATTGATGATCCACTACCTACCCAGCCACGCACTTCACTAGGAGCCTTTGTATCACCATCTAAGAAAAATGCAGTTTGATATCCTGTATTCTTAAATTTCTTATTAAGACTATCAGCTAATTCTACGGCCAGGGAATCCGCTAGCTCACTTTTTGTTTTTGACTTTGCCATTTATAACCTTTTAGTCGTTAAATAATTCGTCAAATGCCGCAGATACATCATCTACTTTATTGACGCCGGCTGGAGCTACTTCTGGAGCTTTTGCGGGTGTAACCGTTTCTGTTGATGCAACTGCATCTGGATTCAGATATGTTTCTAATGCAGCTTTAAGATCATCATATGATGGCTCTTTAAATATAACTGCTAAATCTGGTTGCTCTTTTGCAACACGTTCTGCGACATTACGATCTTCTGTCATAGCCGTTACATTAGGCTTAACACGGATCGATGTTTTAGGATATTGGCCTGCACCTTCTGCCGGAGTAAACTCAACTACAATATCACGGCCACCGGATACATCGGTAATATCACCATAATCCGGGTCTGTAATGAAGCCTAGAAGCTCTTGATATACATTTTTACCAAAGCCCCACATTTTTACGCCTTCAGACTCTTTACCTCGAACCAATACCGGAACATATGTTCTCATTTTAGGTTCCATTTGCTTACCTAACTTCCATTCATCTGAATTGCCAGATGCCTTGAGCTTTTCACAAAATTCTACTACAGGATCTGGTTTGCCATGAGTCACTGGAGATAGATAATTTTTCTTACCTAAATTGTAATGAAAATAAAGTTCTTGGAATGGATTGTTTCTATCATGTTGATAAGGAACAATTCTTACTACTTGTTTACCAGGTTCTGGTTTCCATAGATTGTCTCGGCGAGCGCCTGTCGTTTGTAATTGATTAAGTTTTGCCTTAATCGCGTCTAAATTAATTGCCATTTTTTTCCTTTTTAATTATTAATGGTTATTTATTATTTGCTAATATAAGAAACTTATTTCACTCTACCAAAGGTTTTCTGAAAAAAGTTTAAATTTATTTGTTATTTGTTATTTGTTAAGCTACTGTCCATTGTCTAACGCCAGACACTACATTTACTGCAGTAACGCGCCATGGTATTTTAAATGCTTCTAGAAATTCGTTTGTATCTGCAACTGTTGTTTTCATTACAAATGTTTCTGCTAACCCGTACGGATAACCAAACCAGGTGTCCCATTTTTCTAATGCCCGAGATTCTGTGATTATATCTCCGGTATTAAATGCTTTAAAATCTGATGTATATACATCTGCCATAACTTGCTCTTTTTATTTAATATAAATATAATGAATATTTTTCAATTATCCTAATCATTTAGAACATATGTTCTTCCATCCACTCACCTACGTCATATGAATCTAATCCTACAACATCCATTGCATCTTCATCTTTTTCTTCAAATGAGAAACTTGTAAATCCATCATCTTTATATACTGTTGCTATAAATTCTTTTTTTCCACCTATAGGCATTTTTAATGGAACAGTTATTTCTTCACCATCTTCATACATACTTTGGTCATCTCTATCATCGTAACGATTAATTTGTTGCATCTTATTTACATCGATGTATTTTCCTGGATCAACATCTTCATTAATTAATTTTGCATCATCAGACATTGGTCGACCTTTAAATAGTCTTGCATACTGTTCTTTTAATAAATTCTTTTTCATGAGTACTCCGATTTAATATAAATATGTGTTATAAATCGATTCTTTTGAATAAATTTAAATGTATATGTCGCACATCATTACCATCATTTAACATTAATGAATTTTCATATATTGGCCAATTGATAATAAACTTTTTATCTAATACACCGTTATTTGTTTTTCTAATAATTGCATTCAATGCATTTACCGTGTATAATGTGTTAGTTTCTTTTTTTCTATGTATCATTATGGTATTTGGTGTTTTACCATAATCATCTGGTTCAACGTTATAAGTTACGTATAAGTCTGCTCTGCTATTTGCATCTTCAAACACAAACAATCTCTTTTCTGAGATAATGTATGACTTTGACACATAATCTGCTACCAACTCCAAATCTCTCTTATGTGCAAATGTGCATAATAGTTGTGTTTTCAAAATATTTTCCTATCCTATCTTTCTAGCTTGTGCAGCAAATTTACCTTCGGGCCGGCCCGAATGAGACATTCCTACTGTATGGGCTCCTTGCGTTCCACCACCACATATACAGTCTTCTGTTGATACAAACCATACTTTTTGTTCGGCTGGAACATAAAATATCACTCCTTGCCCATCTCCAAATGCTATACCATCTGCTCTCATTTCTTTATCTAATTCTTCTTGTATCTTCATTAATGCATCAGAGTCATTTTCAACCCCACCATATTCTGTATTTAATGCTTCTATCACACCAGGAACTGTAGTTCCTTCTTTGAAAACCGCAGTTAATGCAAATTCTGTTTTTGATATACCGGTTGGCGTTAATGCTTTTGCTAAATTAGAACCTGCAAAGGTATTTTTACCTAATCTAATATATGTGTTTCTATTTTTTAATTCTTTAACATGCCAACCTTTACCATTTATATCTACATCATGAGTTGCATTCGCTCCACCCAATTCCCCACGATCAAACAAAAATGGTATCAAATATTCACCTCTACCCATTTCAGTACCTTTTGACCCTCCTCTAGCTGTTCCTATATCTGCTAATCCATAAAAATCTTTTGGCACATCCCATCCTATCTCACCTCCACCTACAGGAACTTTATCGAGACTAAATAACCATTTTGCTAATGATTTTGGATCTGCGCTATAAAGTTCATCTAAAACTTCATCTATATATTTAGCAGTATATGTTGCTGAAGTTATATCATATAATGTAAAATATAGTTTTTGTAATTTGTTATCTGGAATAATTCCTTCTACTGTGTCTAACCACTGTTGCCAATGATCTTCTTCAGCAAATTGTCCAATTTTACGCTTAGCTTTTGGAAGTAATGATTTGCCCGATGCTGTTTTTGTTTGTCTAGACATTGGATTAAAATCTTTTTTCTTCATATCCTTTTCAAGATATCCAGTAATTTTTTCAATTTCAGCTTTATTTAATTGATATTTTTTATCACCAATCTTAACTAATGCTTCTCTTATATTAACAGCTTCTTCATCTTCTATTGGTTTAGCATCATGAAATGCCTGATCTAATTGATCTACTTCTTTAACAAATATCGAGCCATTTATTCCATTCTCTGTTAGAACTTCATGTAGCACGTTCATTTCTTTTTCCGAATAAGGTGCTGTTGCATATCCATTAGGAAGTCGGTAAAACCATTCGCGTATAATGCTTTCTTTGTTCATAAACACTTTCTTTTAAATAAATATTAAACAATTTTAGAAGTCATATCAGACATGGCATGATAATTTACGCCAGCTTTAATTTTAACTGGATATTTACCTGCTTGTGACATAACATTTTTTATTTTTATCATTAATTCTTTACCATCTCGTAGATCAAAATCAAATAACAATGAATCATATGTATATAATATTAATTTTGTGTTATATTCTGATATCAATGCATTAACATCATTTATCACATGTAGGTTATTTTCGGTTTCCGAGGCCTGTAATAAGTAATTAAACAATTTATTAGGATTCATATCATGTAAATGATTGGCATATAAAGGTCGTTTAAAGTATGGAGTAAGTACATGGCCATTCTTTTTAAATTGAGACCATAACACCTTTATAAATTCTTTAACTTTACCAAAAAATGGTATTGTTTCAAAGTCTTTATCTATACCTCCATATAATAACCTAAATGTGATTTTTTTAGAATCTTCATATTCTGATTCAGATAATTCATCCTTTCCAAAATATTGTTTACCAAAATATTCATGAATGGATCCTTCTGGTAAATTGTATCCTATAATATCTGCTATTAAGCGTGGATGATATGCATCAAAGTCCATTTCCAATAACATGCCTCTTTCCCAACGGCTTATAAATGATTCACGGCAACCATCCTCTTTATTCAATGCCGCATAATTTACACCTCCAAATTTATTAGATGGGCGGCCTGTAGTTGTATACATGTTATATTCTGAATATGCTTTATGATTATGAATGCCATTTGATTTAAACTTTTCTAAAAATTTTGTATAATCAACTTGCAATCCAGAATTTTCTATTGCATACAAATTATCTGTAATCATTTGTTCATATGCTTCAAATTTATCTGTCTTTTCAAATGTTGCATATGATTCCATAAATTTTATACGCATTGCAATACACCGATCTATATGACATGTTATTGGTAACCAGTCATATGTATTTGTTTCATTATGCCACCACCGATTCCAAACATCATGGGCAACTGTATTTGTTTCATTTAATGGTAACATTCGATGTGTTTGCCACCATGCGACCATATCCGCATCATAACATTTATTAGCATTGAAATGAGCGAACCGTTTCTTGGCTAAGACATATATATCATGACTACTAGTAAGGTCCTGTAAACGTTCGGTATTGAGGTTTATACAGTCCATATGACGGAAAGGTAACACATAATCAATATCATCTGCAATTGAATATATGTATATAAAACTAATACGATTATTCATATAATGCTGGAATGGATCCGAGTAAATTGGAATCCAGAATGAATCACCGGCATTTAATGACATTAACACTTTTTGTAACTCTATTTCATCTTCGATTATCTGCATGTATAGCAATATAAGAAAAATATTTCAATCTACCAAATGTTAATACTTGTAAAATTCTATTAAATCAGTTAAATAAGAATCTAGGTCTGATATATCTGAATTAAATATAACTCGATGATTTGCAGCACGTACTGAATCTATAGGACCGGTGATTGACCATTTAATCAATGTTTTGTTATATAATCCAGAATCTATACCGACTTTATTCGCGGCATTTATCGATTTATATGAATCCTTATTTATCTCTAATATTTCAGATAAATTATTTTTACGCTGAACAAAATATCTTGTAAAATTTGCTAATTTATAATCAGCATCTTTAAGATCTGGGTAATAATATATCGGCGATATATAATTATTAAATCGTTTACCAGTCAACTCAAAATATATTCCAGGTTTTTCTGATTCAACTGCCATGGAATACTCTTGTAGTTCAATACTATAATCATTAAAGATAGCTTCTGAATATACTGCACCGTTAGGATATTTATGGTATACGCCTATATATTCTTTATTATCTAAAGTCATATATTCTAAACCTTTAGTATAAAATCCAGTTTCTATTTTAAATTTTGGTGTATAAACAGGTCTTTGCATATCAATCTCCCACTATACGTGATACAGTTTTAATTTGTGTTTTCCAATCATTGCTAGATATGGTATGTGTATATTCAGTTACAGTAAACACTACTCTCATTCCAGAATTTTTTGTATATCTAGCTGGTAAATAATCTGATGTTATAGTGTCTCCAAAATTAAATCCTTCAATACCATCAATAGTAAGTTCCAATGTTAATGGATATGGAATTGGTGCTAATAATTTATTCTCTTTAGCAAATTCTTCCGGAGTTAATGTATTTACCATTGATTTTATTAATCCCTTTGCAGCAGTAATAGAATCTTGTGCATATGATTTTTTATGAATATCTTTTTGACCTTCAGCTAATTTTGGTAACAGTTTTCCTAAATCTTCATTATATTTTTTTCTTGCCTCTGCTAATTCTGATTCATTTTCTGCTATAATATCAGCCGCTGTTTTATTTTTATTAAGACTTGGCGCGCCGCCAAATGCTTCTGCTTGTACATCACTTGGTACTGCGCTACTTAATGACATTTCACGTATACCATTGTTACCAGATACAGGTCGTAATATTAGCGGCGTCACTGAACCCTTATTTGGAGCTGTTTTATTAACTATGGAAATTGTTCCAGCTGGTTTTGATTCATCTACCTCTAAAACAAGGTCCCAATCACCTCCACTATTATCGCGGATTGATGCAAATATTTTTTTGAAAAATTCAGTAAGATTTAATTTTGCATTTGCCTTTTCAGTTTCTTCCGTAGAATCATCTTCTTTCAATGCCTTTTCATCAAATTCACGCTGAATATCACGTAACAAATCTCTTGAGATTAATATTCCACCTACTCCATTTGCATCTATTCGAAAGTCATCATATGCAGATTTATCCTTTTCAGCAAAGGCATCACAATTTATTCCACCTTCGTCATCTGAATAATTATTTTCTGGAGATCCTTTCTGATATGGGAATAATAATAAAAATGGAGATGGGCTCCATATTTTTCCTAATGTTTTATAATCATATTTTATACCGGAATAATCTTCATCAAATTCTATTTGGTACTTATTCTTATTATTTTTAAGTATATATTTATTTACCATCGATACTAAGGCTTGCAGAGTTATATATATTATACGAGGACCGCCAGTAAACCAACCATTTGGTAATTTTGTAGGTGGATCATAATCATCCGGAGCTTCCAAAACTCCAAAATGACCTTCCAGGCCATCACCTATAGGCCCACATGTTCCATTATCTGGATCAAAATCATCATCATCAACTTCACCAGTTTCTAGTTGTACTCGATAATCAATATAATCAAATATATTTTTTACTTCTGATGTTTCATTTCTTAAATCATAATTAGTTACAAATGTTTCAGCTGGGAATGACTGCTGTCCATTTATATCTAATTTATCAAAAAAGGCGCCGGATTGTCCTTTTGCAACTGCCTTTAAAGAACATTCAAAATAATTTTGTTTTGTAATCTTAAATGAATAATCATATACTCGGAATTCATATTCGCCGGCTTCGGAAGGAGTTTCGGGTCCTACATAACCATATTTGATTGTAATTTCAGATCCCGGTGTTAATAATGCCTTCTCTGCCTTTTCAAATGAAGTACGATCAAAACATACGAATGATAATTCAGCTTTACGTAGTGAAGCAGCTTCGCCTTGCAAGGAAATTTTTACATCTTTTAAAATTGGCGCTGCCCTTCCTGTACCATTTGGATTATACGTTGATGAATAACTAGTACCATCTATAGGTAATTTAAAATCGCCGCTAGAAACTGTTACAAATGCATTATTACGTATACGTGCATTTGTTTCAATTTGTGATTGTTTAATTTTAGATTGTCTATAAAAGAAGTTTCCTGCCATTACTTAACCTCTTCTGATTCACGAAGGGTTTCAAGTAGATCTGTAATTGGAAATGGAATGCGAATTTGTTTACCAGCTGGTATTAACATGGAACCATTATTTAATTTATTTGCATCTGCTAAAACCCACCAATATCGTGGATCCTTGTAAAATTCGTTTGCCAATAAATCTAAGCGATCTGTTTCGCGTGAAATTATATATAAATCTGATTGTTGTTTTGGAAATTTAGGATATCTAGTCATTTGATATCTGTCTTGATTTTTTTTTGTGAATTGATATCGATCGATTGCCATTATTCTAATCCTGTTATATCATATAATTTACTATTTTTATCCGGGCGGTTTTTACCTAACACTGTACATGACATTATTACATTTGTATAAAGAGGTGCTTGATAATCTGGGTCTATTTCCCATGGACTTTCATTATCCCAATCAAATCCTAAATCTGTAATAATCATTGGTATTGAAGAAAATAATTTTCCTATGGTAACATCAATTTTTTGTCCGTAAAATCCTTCTGATCCATATACTGGATGTGTCATACGCCCTAAATTTTGTAATTTATTCCAAATAACTTTAAATCCATCTGGAGAAGCATTACCTTCAGATTTACCTTGTTCTACTACCACTCTAAAATCTAATGATATTGATCGTTCAAACCCAGTATATTGATATCTAGGATCAGCTCGGCCTTGATCAGGTGTAGAATCCCAGGTAGGAGCAAATGTATCTGATATGGTTCCTAAATATGCCTTGAATTTAATTTCATGATCATCGCTTTTAAATTTAAAATCTATCAACGATTGGTCAACATCTTTGTAGATATCATTTAATTTTTTTAAATTGGCGCCAAAATTACTTTTACCTTCATATGATTCACTAATGCCATCTTTTGTTCTGATAATTGCAGTTGTTCCAATTGGCCTAACAGGAATATCATTGTATGGGAGCAATGTATAATCTAAACCTTTTTCTTTTTCTGTGTTTTTGGCAATACCGCCGCCCTTAGGTCCTTTGAAAGGACGTGTAACTTCAGTTTCTCCAAATTGGCTTTTAATTTCATTAGACGACTCAGTTGCATCTTGTTTAGTTATGAATGGGGTTTCATATGAATACCGATGATATACATAATCTGCTGGAAGATTTGGATATAAACGATTTAATATGGCATTAATTTCAGTTAAGGTACCAGCTCGTGTTCCATCCAATTGTGTTGCAAGACTAGTGTCTTCATATCTTCTTATAATAGTTCCACCTAAACCTAAAACTGATCCAGGGCCTCCTATTTTAGAACTTAATTGAGAAATTTGCGAACCAATCGATATTGAATTATTTGAACTATTCCCGTCAAAGTTTTTAAATAAATTTTTTCTTAACGATGCATGTAAATCTGTATTTGTTAATTCACTGACTAAACCACCTATAAGAGCATTCGATGCTCCGGCATGTCTATTGATATGCACCATAGGTGCCAATGAACCTAATGATAAAGGATTATATATTCTTGTATCTGCTTTTGGATTCATTAACTGATATCCAACTTGTTTAGCTAGGAATCCTATACCTTTTGGTGATGCTAAAAATTTACCTATTCTAGCTGTATCTATTAATGTTCTGTTCGTGGCAGTTAATATGCCGCCTCTTGGTATATCAAATGCTCCACTTAACCCAGGACCTACATTTATTCCCCAATGCTGAGGATCAGATGATCCATCTCTTTGAATGCCTCTTAAAATTAAAGGATGTTTTATATATGAATTTGGAGTGGCATCATCTCGCAGATTAAATTTATTGTACATATCATCAATTGGAGAATTGGTGGTATATGTATTTGCTAATCCAGAATAACCAAATTTAACTCCGTATTGGTCGCCGTATTTAGATTCTGGTGTAAATCCTATTCTTACTTTATCAAATTGATGAATCTGTCCTTCTGGACCTATAGGAAATTTTGATCCGGCTCCTAATTGAGTATTTCTACTTGCAAAACCTCGACCCGAATATGTAACATCATCTATTAAAAACGAGTCCGCGGCTTGTAATTGACGACGACTAAATAATTT